TGATCTTAGACTTCAAGAACTTAATAACGTTGTAAGCTTCTTCCAACTCTTCGTCAGTGTTTTCTTCCTCTTCAACTTCTTCTTCGTCCACGTCCTCTTCTTCTTTCAATGAACGCAAAACTTCGTCGAGATCGAGTTCTTCTTCAGTTTCGCTCTCTTCAGTTTCACTTTCATCCATGGCCATTTCTTCTGCTTCCTCTTCCTCCATCTCGTCTACTTCCTCTTCCGCTTCTAGCTCTTTGATGATTTCAGCGAGTTCGTCGTCTTCTTCATCCATTTCTTCATCGAAGCTTTCTTCGTACTCACCTTCCTCTACTTCGTCGTCGAGATCCTCTTCATCAGCAGGATCGAGAGTGTCGAGATCGTCGTCATCATCGTCGTCGTCATCGTCATCATCGCCCATGGCTAAATCAGCAGCAGGCTCATCAACAGGAGTATCGGCAACAGGAGCATCCTCTAAATCCTCCATGTCCTCTTCTTCGACTTCCTCTTCAGAAAGTTTCTGAGACAACATTGATTGGATTTTAGGAGCGAAAGCCTCTTCGAGAGCTAGTTTGGCATTGGCAATAGCGGTTTCTCTCACCGCCTTAGCATCAGCAACAGCCTCGTCTAAAAGGGTTCTTCTTTTTGACATGTTAATGTCTCCTCGTAATATGTTGCGGGAAATACGGTTATTGTGAACCGCAATGGGTAATGTTCTGATGTGCGTTGCAGCGTATAGAAGACGTGCATTTTTACACATTCACATGTATAAGTATATAGCAGTAGTGACAAAGCCCCAAAATAGGAGCCTAAAACAGACTCCTATTGTGCTCTGGGTGTTATTAGACGATTAGATTGGGCCGTTTTCTGTCAAGATAGTCCAGCACACCTTCTTAGCATCAAGCCTTTTCTGACGTGCGACTTCTTTGGCATTGCGGCGTCGAGCCTCTTTCATCTTTTCGCGACGCTCGACGCTCGGCTTAGTATATTCTCGCCTGTCACGCATTTCCTGAACTACGCCTTCGTCTTTCATCTGACGTTTTAGTGTTTTCAAAGCCTTTTCAATGGCTTCAGGGCTTCCATCAGGGACCTTGACGCCTCGATTGCCAGTACCCGGCAACACAAACGCGTTCTTGGCCCATTTAGCCCGCTTACGTTGTTTTTTCATAATGTAGATTTGGGTTTATAGATTTGTCAATATAACAAATATGTTTGTAAAGTCAAAGCTTTTCAGTAATCCGGTCGTCGTCATCGCCGTCAGGCTCGTTGATATCGAAGTATTTGCCGAGCTTATAGCCGATGTCTTCATATAAGGAATGTGCTTTAAACATAACAGCCTTCATTTCTTCCTTGACCTTTTCGAGCTGGTTGCTAGCGTTCTTGACTTCTTTCATGTCACGCTTGATTTGAGTTTGCTCGAACCAATCGTCAGCCTCTGTTATTGCGAGGTGACTTGCAGCTTCAGCTATCTTCTGGAGTTCTTCGATGAAGCCATGTAGTTTTCCTACTTCCTGAAACGTCTTTTGGTATTCGTTCAGACCAGCTACACGCTCAATAATAGTATTCTTCTGGTCTTCGGTCAGCTTGGCGTTTTCGTTGATGATTTTTCTAAGTTTCATGTCTATATCTCAATGTGTGCCACAGGTACCACCGCATCCGCAAGCAGACACGCTGCAGGTTCCCGTAAGTGTGCATATGATGTCACTCATCAAGTCATCAACGATTGACGTGTGAACTCTGTTTACTGATTCATTGACGGAATGCATGAATGCTCCGTGCGTAGAAGGATTTGAGACAAAGTCCCAACAGACAAGTTCAAAATCGTCCTGGACTTCTAGTGCTCCTTCTGCCATCTGCGATACCGAACCCAGGCCGCGGCTGCTGATACCTAGCTTAACACCATGTTGCATCAGCTGGCGCAGGATATTGCCGCTCGGCGTAGTCAGTATTTCAACTCTACCGACCACGTCATCTCCGTTCCACCAGCAATCTAGAATGTTGTGGCTCACATTCTTTAGGTTTACGACGCTGGATTCAGGGTGGTCTAGCTCTCCAAGAGCACGGCGCTCTGCAATTTCCGTTTTCTTGTATTTTTCAACTTCGCGAGCCAGTATTTCCTTTGGATATACGCGACCATTCTGATTTTTGGCACCTGCTCTCTGTAAGACGCCTTCGACGATTACCTTGCCGTTGTTATTGGCCATGGATTCGTTGATCGTAGTTGGACTTACGTCAAACAATGTATAGTCTATGAGTAATTGCTTGCTCATCCTCGCTCCCATGTTCCGCGTTTGCGATATAAGTCAAAGAAAACCTTTGCAAGCTCTACGCGGATCAATGTTCTGACTTGCTGTTCATCATCAGGTGTAAGTTCTTCAGCCAGAGTATAGCCAAGCTGAAGTGCTGCGTCCTCGTTGCCTTCTCCGTCTTCATCATCGTCAAACGCATAGGGTGTCTGATAGCCTGGGACATTTGATGTCGTATTGGCCTCAAGTTCTACTTCAAGTTCTTCAGGCTCATCACTTGTCAGTAATTCCTCAAAGAGTCGCAAGTAGTACTCGTTCATTTGGCGATTTCCTTTATCAATTCATACGACGATAGCATCGCAGTGAATGTTGAGTCATTAGGTTTCTTGCCGACGCGTTGTTTGAGCTGTGCCGATATTTCATTTAGCTTGATTTTTCGGACATTATCAGAAGTCTTGACTTTGCCTAAACGCCTAATAATAGTATTCAATTCACGGTCTACATTTTCCTGAAGTTCAGGTGTATTAGTAGTATGTGTAATGTACAAGTTCAGAAGCCTTTTCTGATTTTCACCTAGGTTTTCATACTTGGTGTTAAACTTTTCAACGAGAAGCTTGTATGTCAGATTTCTAAGGCCAGCATCTTCTTCTAGTTGCTGTACTTTCTTGACCTCGGCAGGAGGTGTTTGACTAATGTGCTCAATTAACGTGAATTTAGACTGAACAAGTTCAGCAGGTGTGAATTTATGCGTATAGAAGCTCTTGTAAGCGGACGCATATACCTTGTATTCATTGAGTTGAGTCTTAAAAAAGGCATCAAGCGGATAATGCTTTCTGATTTCACTAATCAACGTGTATAGAGAAGTTGCGATAGTGCGCTTGTTTATCTTCTTGTGCTCTTGAACTACAGCTTCGACGAGTGCCGCAGCCTTTTTATCACTGTTGAACTTGTGCTTGAGCAGCTGTTGATACAGGTTTAGCTCTTTACGAAGCTCAGAGCCTTTATGAAAGTGCTCTTTGATAATTTTAATCGCGACGGAATCCGTCTTGTCAGACAACGTGTCTGCAGTGACCTGACGAACTAAGAGTTCAAAGAGTATTGCAGTGTTTTTATATTTAGAGTGTTTCTGTTTAGCCATGGGGCAGTGTTCCATACGTATGGATAAATATAAGCTTAGCAGCTCTTATTCATCATCTACTATGTTGTTCTCTGATAGTATGCTAGACGAGTTAATTTTTTCAAGTTGTTTAAGATAGTTCTCTCTGAACTTGTGAGTAGTTGATCTGTCGGGATGTTTGACAGTTCGCTTGGCTTTTTCAAAACCAAGAGGGTCGCGACCTCGAGCTGAGTCCTGATGTCCAAATTTCTTTTTACTTGGAAAGCTGGATTCATCAGTGTCGCTTGGTGTGCTATCTGTAAACATAGTTGTCTTATTTGGATTCTCGTCATCAACGGCCCAGTCTGCAGCTCTTACTTCACCACTCTGGACAGGATCGTTACCGGCCTCAATTTCTGACATTCTAAAGGCCAGCTTCTGGTCTCTGAGTACTCTTGAGATTTCATCTTTCATCTCAGTGTGGTTCAGGTTAAAGATGTTTTTGTACACCCATTCCTGAGAAAGCATCTTGCCGTCAACTATGCTGCTGGCCAAGTCAACTTTACTAGTCCATAGTTCCAACTTTTCTTGTTCGTAGATGGTACTTGAAGGCGTCAACACCAGTTTAAAGTCCATCAGATCTTCTGCAGAAAAGCCTTGAGCATATAGATGTACAAGTGCAATCTTGTAAAGCTCACTTGTGACTATTTTTTGAATTCTGTCGATGGTGCGCGCGAAGCGAACGTCCTGAGAAGCTAGAGTAGCTTTGCCTTCGACACCTTCTTCAAATCCAAGGAAGGCCTTGGGTATTTGAAGCGCGGCCATCATACGATTCTTAAGATATTCGATGTCCTCAATTCCGCCGAACTCCATTCCAGAAAGAGAATCAATTTCGGTGCCGGACTGACCGCCGCGGACAGGTAAGTAGAAGTCCTCCATCATGTTCTGGATGTTGAACTTCAGATTGTAGTTGCCTGTTTGCGGATCAACATACGGCGTCTTTTTCATTTGATTCATGACGCGTTGCATGTATGCATCGACTTCGTTTGGCGGGATGTTGCCAATATCAACTTTGAATACTCGCTTCTCAGGTGCGCGCATGATACGATGAATCATCATAGCATCCTCCATGAGCGTCAACTGCTTCCATGTTTTACGAGCGGACTCGATCATCGACTTACCATATGGCAGGAAGTTGGTATCACTCAAGAGCCTGAAGTGAGCAATTTCATAGTTCTCAAAATAGGTCTTCTGACCGTGAGAGTTAACAGTGTTAGAGCCATAGCCGCCTGCTGCTGATTGGTCGTGCAGGAACCGAACGTCCTCTGGATTTCCAGCATCAAAACCTTCTTCACGTTGGAGCTCGTATGGGCTAAGGGCCATTGCGTTGGTGACTCCGACCTTTTCGGTGATGTCAAGCTTCAAAAAGAAATCGCCGTATTTGCACATGTTGCGAATCCATGGCCATAGGTTGAATTCGATATTGAGAACATCATAGAACAGGTTGTCTAGAACCTTTTTGACGTCCTCTTTCTCGGTTTGTATTTTCAGTACGTCACCGTTTTCGTTCTTCATGGTGCACTCATCGGCATAGATGTCTAGTGCAGCGCTGATGATAGAGTCTTCATCCATCACCTCGTAGTCAGCAAACAGCGCTACGCGAGCCGTATGGAAATTGATGTTCTGGTTATAGCCGCTGGTGGCGTTGGACGTCGTGTGCAACTTCGTATAGCGGTCGATCAGACGATTAGTTTCAAGATCCTGATATGATTGGACCTTGTTTACGTCTAGGACCTTTAAGCCGTCCTTGGTCTTGGTAACAATAGTACCACCTGTGAACAGTCTGTTAAGTCGTGTGAAAAATGATGTGTCTGCCATGTTTTTACTTTATAGAAGCCAACTTAAATCTTCATCTGAACCTTGTCCAGGTTTCCAATTCCAAGGGTTGTCTTGCATTGTATTAGTAGATGTAGGTCCTGTTTTGCCCATATTTGATATTGCTGTGCGGTTGAGCTCCATGCCTTCGTTTCTAAGTTTGAGAGCCGAATCTCTAACGAATAGGCCAATTGCAAAAGACATAGTCAAGTCATCGTTATAGCCTTGCTGTGCTTCTGCCTTTTGGCCTCTCCATATGAACGTAAACAACTCATCAATTAGACGAGTAGATTTTACGTTTATCTCCTTCTCTCTAAAATAAATATCGAGCTTCGAAATAAGAAGAGGCCGAGTTCTAGTACTTGTTGTAAAGCCTGGAGTCATCTGACCTTTGTCTTTCAGGTCATAGCCCTTGCTTAGTTGTGTAGCAGCGTCGACATAGCCATCAACCTTGTATGTGTAGTAAAGGTTCTTGTAGCCGCGGTCAATAGCGGGTTGGATTGCGGCCCAGCCAATGTTTGCATTCTCCACTACGAGCAAGGCCTCATTGTATTCAGTGGCTATGTTAACGAGCATGTTACCGTATTCTTTAGTGCCGATCTGACTTCTAAATTCAGCGACTTGGGTCATAGAGTCGATTTCCATGACATGGAAAGCCGAGTAGTCGCGACCATCGCCACGCGCTACGTCGGCGGTGACCATATAGTTCTTACTGTAGTCAGGATATTCCCAGACCCACAGGGCACCGTCAATACCTCTTTTCTCTAAAGGTTCACAGCAAGTAGACTCTTTGTACCATTGTAGTAGTTCACCAGGTACGACTGTTCTACCGGAACTGATGAAGTCACAGTCACATTCTTGAGCGGCTTTGTCGGGTCCTAATAGTACTTCCTGCTCGTCACGCCACGTAGTATCACGCTCAGGATGGACCGTCCAGTGTAACTTGATTGGGTTGAAAGTATTTTCGCCAGATTCAGCTTTGACCCAGGTCTGGTGAAAGAAGTTTCCGACACCGTTCGGTGTAGAAAGTACAATGGCTCTACCACCAGTAGCAAGTGTTTGCTGTGCTGAAGCCCAGATTTCATCGATCTTGTCAATGAAAGCCGCCTCGTCAATGATGAGTAGTGATAGTGCTTCAGAACGGCCGGCGTCGCCTGCTGCAGATACGGCCTTGATCTGAGAACCGTTTGCGAATCTCAGACTCAACTTGTTGTCTTCTACAGTTTTACCCTTTAGCCAACTAGGTAGGTTTTCATGCATGACGCGCACCTTAGTTACAAGGTTCTTCGCGACGTCTTGCTTAGTTGCAATTACAAGGATATTGAAGTCCTGTTTGAACAACATTGACCACAGACTATAACCTGCAGACAATGTTGATATACCTAGCTGTCTTGATTTTAGAATGACGTTGTAGTGATGGTCGTCAAACTCCCGGAGCGTATCCCCCTGAAAAGGATACAGATTGAATAACATCTTTCCACGGGTAGGGTGTTGAATATAACAGTAGCGTCTCATGAAGTGTACAGGATCGCTAGCACAGCGCTTGTACTCTTCAGCTACTATTTGACGTAATGACTGTTTGTTTGACATGCCATAAATAAGTATATAGCTATATAGCTAGATTACTGTTGTGGTTTATCTTTGCCAGCGCTTCCGCCAAAAAAGAAGTCTATTATCGTGTTGACTTTACTAGACATTGCACCGAAGACAGTAGAGATAAAGCCTATTTCATAATCTGATAGGTCGAGTGTGTTCAAGACAAAGTAATTGAACATGACATAGGTCAAGCCGAAATATGCGACTGTGAATAATGTTGCAAGGACCTTCTGAATTATCGCATCGTCTTTATAGAGGTCTCGTGCAGACTTTCTATCTTCGACTTCCTTGGCAAAGGCTTCGCGCTCGGCGTCAAGCAAGACTTTTTGTATAGCAAGCTTAGCTGCTTCCTTCTCTTCTTTAGTTGTAATAACCTCATCAAGTACATTGCCAACAGAATCCAGGACTTTGTCAGCGCCTCCTGCAAAAATTTTAGATAGTAATCCACTCATAGTGTCTCCTTACGACTTTTTGTTTATTTTCTTAGCAGCTTTTACGGCCTTCTTATATTCTTCACTGCCTTTCTTAGCAGGAGCTTCACCGCGCTTGCGCTTGGCATGTATATTAGCCCAGAGGCCTTTGCTCTCTTCGTCAAGGTCGACAGGCTCTTGATGCAGCGCTGCGTTAAATGCAGACTGAACCTTCTGAACCTCCTTGTGTAAAGCAATAAGCTCCTTTTTCATAGCTTCTTTTTTCTTTGGGTCTTTTTCAGCAACAAACTTCTTGCGAAGCTCCTGCTGCTTTAGCTCGGCCGCGTACAGGGCCTCGACAGCCTTGCGGAATTTGCGGGTCGGACCGGCCTCAAATAGACCTCGGACGTTGTCATATTCTTCACGAATTACTTGACGTAGTTTCTTCTCTGTCATTGTCGATTGTCTCCGTAAATTCTGTTGAAAGTCGAGATATGTAATTAGAAATCTTTTCTGATGTGGCCTGCTTGGTGTTAATAGACCAGTCTTCAATTTGACCGGATTCTGTAATGAACCTGTGACCTTCGGGTGTTTTTAGCCATTCCTCGTACTCAGACTGAATGTTTTCCAACCAAGACTCATAATTACCCTTCATAATGGCTTTTTCGTATTCTGCATATAGGCCTTTGATTTTTAAGTCTGTTTCAAATGCAGTAACACACTTAAAGCACATGCCGTGAATAGGCCACATAGTATCGTTAAGCCAGTGGTTCATTGCACCTTGGCATTTCGGACAGCAAATCGGTTTATTGATTTTGCGTCGTGCTGATGAAAGTTTTGTGATGTTTCTTTTAATGCCGTTCTTGATGGTCCAGACCTTGCCGCGTTCTTCCCAGACGTCGCCTTCTTTGCGGTCCTCATCAGACTTGGTGTAGCCAGTCTGAATTGACGTTTTAGCATTGTACTTTTTTGTAACTAGATTTCGCATGCGCTGAACTTGCGCATCTGAAATTGACTTTTTCATTTGATAACCTTTTTTGCTTTTTCGATCCACTTCAATGCAACCTTGTTTTGAACTGGTTGACTTATGAAATTCATCAGTGCAGACTTAGCTCCCGGTGGTAATTGACCGGGTTTAGTAGCCTCAGTGCTGATAAACGTAAAGTTGCGCCCGAAAGCACTTCTGTACGTATCTAGATTGTTTTGTACTTTTTCCCAAGATCGTTCTACAACTTTGTCTAGTAAACTACGCTCTTTTCTGTTTCTGTTACGTTCTAGTGCAGTTTCAAGAGAAGTGTGTACAAATATCATATAGGTGTCATAGCCGAGTTCTTCGATTTTTTGCTTTTTGGCAAGTAATGACTTCGAACTACCACCAGTACCATCTATAATGACACCGAGTTTGCCTTGGAGGTAGTTTTCGAGTTGCTGTTTTGCAATTTGTACAGACTTGTACATCAGCTTGCCGTCTAGGCTTCGCTGGTCATCAGTCATGTCATCGGCACTGGTCGGAATGTTGTGCTTCTTTTTTAGATATTCGTAGGCCTGATCTGAATTTACTACTTTCATACCTGACGTTGTCAGGCTTTTGATGGCTTTGGGTGTCGGTGTATTAAAGATGGCATTGATGACACCAGATTTTCCTGAACCAGGACCGCCAGCAAGGAATACCGCCTTAAAGGACCCTTTTTGATAGACATTTTCAGTAAGTTGTCCAGGCAATAAATCCTTTAGTTTGGTCATTATGTCTTGTCCTTGACTATAAACTCCAATAACTTCATTCCGACATTCGCTGCAATCACCTTTTGAATATGAGCTTTGTAGGCTGTGTGCTGAGCTGCAGTAGGTTTGTCATCGGTGTCACCAGACGGTAAAAATGATACGTCTGAAACAGGTCCGTCTGGATAATCGGTTTTGTGTTGAAAGAATTCACTATCACCAGCAAGGAAGTTTAGAACCTCCATACCCATGCGAGTAGCTAATTCAGTATTCGAACCCTGATAGCTGCGCTGGTCTTTCCACCATCCAATGGGTCCGTCATCGACTGTCTGACCAGAGTCGCCACCTGTTACAGTTGCTTCACGAATGACTTGTGCTACGTCTACAGATTCAAAAAACTTATTGAGTTGGCGGCGAGTTGGTTTCATAATTTCAGCCGCGATATCTACACCTAATTTAAGCATTGGGTTTCCCGAACATCA